AATCTTGAATTATATTATCTTGAATTTAATCTTTTAATTAAATGAAAGGAGAAAAATTAGTATGCTAACGAGCGAAGAGCTGATTAGACAGACTGTCGATTATACTATCATAAAACTGAAACTGTCAGGACTAATGAAAGATACACGACAAACTGCATTTCAAAAGACAGAGCAAATATTACGCTCGTACAATGACATGAAAAAAGCTTATAGCGAAAATGGTACAGCTAAAAAGTTTGTCGATATTATCGATAGAGCATTAACAGAAATAGAAGATGACATATACTATGAAATTATTCCAATGTTATACTTTGAGAAATTAAGTCGCGATGACATTGCAGAATATTTCGAAACAACAACCACGACGATCAGCAGAAATAAGAGACGATTGATTGAGAAATTAAAGGTTCTGATTTTTGCAGATGACGTTATTTATGAATTGTTTTTATAATCTTTATGAATTGTTTTTATAAGATACGCCCAGAGGCTCGTAGAATGCGTTCTATGAGCCTTTATTTTTTGTCTATAATTTATTTTAAAATAGTATTAAAGTGTCATAGAACGCATTCTAGGGCTATCTGGACTTATTCTAAAGCACAAACAATATTGTCATAAGTATTGTCTTATAAGCCTTGTGTAACATTGGTGTAATTTGACGTATATGTTAAACATTGAGAAAAAGAGATATAATTATATTAAGATAAAGAGGTGATGAAAATGACAGAATATATTCAGCCTGAATTGATGATTCTGATTCCTGTCTTATATCTAATCGGTTGTGGTTTGAAGAAATCTAACGTTATACCTGACAAATATATTCCTATTTTGTTAGGTGTTATCGGCGTAGTGTTATCAGCGTGTCATTTTGCTTCTGAAGAAATTGCTTTTAATGGTGAGAGCGTTTTCACAGCAATAACACAAGGTATATTATGTGCCGGAGCAAGTACATACGCAAATCAGATTTATAAACAGGTGAAGAAATGAATACAGAATTATTAGTTGCATTATGTTCTCTTGCTGGTTCAGCATTAGGAACACTCGGAGGAATCAATCTTATAAATTGGAGATTAAAGCAACTCGAAAAGAGAGTTGATAAACATAATAATGTTGTTGAGAGACAATATAAGATTGAAGAGAATCAAGCTATTTTAACAGAACAGTTAAAGGTTGCTAATCACAGAATCAAAGATTTGGAAGAGAAACAATAAATATACTGACAGTATAAAAGTAGGAGGTTATAACTATGCAGAAAGGTATTGACGTTTCAAGACACCAGGGAAATATAAACTGGGGTCATGTAGATGCAGACTTTGCAATCATCAGAGCAGGTTATGGTCGTGAAGTATCTCAGAAAGATGGTCAGTTTGAAAACAATTATACTGGTTGTAAATCAAATAAGATTCCAGTAGGTTGTTATTGGTATTCTTATGCACTTGATGCAGAAGATGCTAAGAGAGAAGCTAAAGCTTGTCTTGAGGTTATTAAAGGTAAGACTTTTGAATATCCAATTTATTTTGATATTGAAGAATCTTCACAGGCTGAATTATCAGCTGACAAGGTGACTGAAATCATTAAAGCATTTTGTGATGAAGTTGAAAAAGCCGGTTATTGGGTCGGTGTTTACTCATTTGCAAGTTTTCTTACAAGCAAATTAAAAGACAAGAATCGTTATGCTGTTTGGGTTGCTCATACAAATACAGCAAAGCCAAATTATAATGGTAATTATGGCATGTGGCAATATTCTCATACAGGAAGAGTAAAAGGAATCAGCGGTGACGTTGACTTAAATTATTGCTATTTTGATTACCCAACAGCAATCAAGAAAGCTGGCTTAAATGGCTTTAAGAAGAAATCTGAAGATAAGAAATCTGAAGATAAGAAATCTGAAGATAAGAAGAAAAAAGAGACCATTTACGAAGTAGAGGAAAATGACGACCTTTCAAAGATTGCTGAAAAGTTTGGAACAACATGGCAGGCAATCTATGAGAAGAATAAGGATAAAATCGACGATCCAGATTTAATCTATCCGGGACAGAAGTTGAGAATATGAAATTAAAAGAATTAAAGTTCTGCGAATATTACCTTGGCGAATGTCAAGGTAATGCAGAGCAATCTGCAATCAAAGCTGGTTACAGTTCAAAATGTGCACGTCAAACGGGTTACAAATTGTTACAAAGAGTTCATATTCAGCAATATATTAAAGAAAAGAGTTCAAAAATTGCTACAGAGAACATTGCAAATGTTCAAAAAATACAAGAGTTTTGGACTGAGATTATGAACGATATTGACGAGCCAACGAAAAATAGACTAAGAGCTTCAGAACTTTTAGCTAAGGCGAAAGGCATGTTTAATACTGATTGGTAAGAAGGTGATTAAATGGCACATGATAAAGTTTACGGTATTTGTGAAAACAAGTGCAGAGTTGAAGTCACACCAAAATGTGAAAATAAAATCATGGGTGCAAATCCTATAAATATCGGCACCGCTCAGAATGGTATGAGATATATTGGTCGACATGGTGACGTGAGAATTATCCATGTATATGTACCAAGCGATTTTGACGGCTATTTTGAAGTAGCTGTTCTCAGAGCTGATAGAAGTACAGCTAAACCGTCAAGCTATTTGGATATAACAGGTAGTTATGTTAAGTTCATCAATGACAATGCTCTCGATATGTCACATAACGTATTGTACTTTAAGTTCTATAACAATGGTATTCATAATGTCTGTGAGTGCATGAGTTATGCTGGCTAATTTTTATAGCTCAAAAGACTGGGTTAATTTAATGCAGGTTATAAGACTTGAAAGAGTTAACTCTGATGGTCTATTGATATGTGAACATTGCGGTAAACCTATTGTTGCTAAGTATGATTGCATAGGTCATCACATTATAGAGCTTAATGAGCGTAATTATTTAGATGCTAATATCGCACTTAATCCTGAGAATGTAATGTTGGTTCATCATAGATGCCACAATAAGATACATAATAAGTTAGGTATTGGCATTAAGAATGTATATCTTGTATATGGTTCACCATGTGCAGGTAAGAGTACGTTTGTTAAAGACAATATGGATTATGGCGATTTGATTGTAGATATGGATATGATATGGCAAAGCATAAGCTATTGCAATAAGTATACAAAGCCTAATAGATTAAAGAGTAATGTATTTGGCATACGTAATTATATGATAGATATGATTCGTATGAGACAAGGCAATTGGCTTAATGCATGGATTATTGGTGGTTATCCTTTAATCTCTGAGAGAGAAAGATTATGTCGATCGTTGAATGCAAGAGAGATATTCATTGATACTTCGAAAGAAGAATGCATTCAAAGACTATGTGATAAACCAGATGGTCGAGACATTGATGAATGGATTAAGTATATCGAAGATTGGTGGGACAAACAGGCCCTCTAGCCTATGCAAAAATAACCTTATTGGAAAACTGTTGTAAAGGCTAAGAGAGAGACGAAAAAGGCAAAAATGAGATTTTTGAGTTTGAAATTCGGGGAAGAAGGTGCAAAAGATTGGAAAGAAAAGAAGAATTGTTAAAATTATTAAATAATTCTAACTCAAGTACGATTGCACCACTCATCGATAAATTGATATTTATTGAAGAGCAACTTGAAAAACTTGAAAAACTTCCAATGATTAAAGTTCACCCTGAGAATCCTGAACTTCAAAAAATCACGCCTGCTTCAAAGCTTTATAAGGAATTTTTACAGCAGTATACCAATATAATTAAGGTTATTTCAAGTGCAATTGGTACAGATTCCAATGATGAAGAATCTCCACTTAGAAAATGGGTGAAGTCCAGATATGTTGATTAAAGAGAAAAAGATTTGGACACCAGACAATTCATTCTTGCTTGAGTATCACGCTCGCATTGAATGTGGTGAAATATTAGTTGGCAAAGAACTTTGGCAAGAGCTACAAAACTTAAAAGAAGACTTCTTAAATGATGCGTATTATTACGACACTGACGATGCTCTTTTAAGAATGGACTTTATGGAGAATTGCGTAAGGTTAACAAAATCTCCTTACTACAATAAACCAATGGTTCTCATGCTCTGGCAAAAAGCTTTCATTGAAGCGGTTTACAGTTTCAAAATGTCAGCTACTACTTTTGACAGATTCAAGAAAGTCATATTGCTCATTGCTCGTAAAAATACAAAATCAGAAACTTGTTCAGCATTAGGTCTTTCAGAACTCATTGTTGGAAATGAAGGTGCTGATATTGTATGTAGTTCGAACGATGACAATCAGGCAAGTATTACATATGATGCTATCAATACAATGCGACAGCTGATAGACCCTGACGACCTTGATACTAAAAAGAATCAGAGATTTATTACAAATAAAATCAACGGTTCAAAAATCTTTAAGCTGTCTGATAGAACCAAAAATAAAGAAGGTCGTAACATTGACTTTGCTATCATTGACGAAACACATGAAATGTTGGAAAACATTATTGGTAAATCAATTGAGCAATCTCAGTCACTTAAAGACAATCCAAAATTTATCAATATCACAACAGAAGGATTTGTTGTTGATGGATATTTGGATGATGAACTTCGAAAAGCCAGAGCTGTTATCAATAAAGAAGATGACGGACCTGCTGCCGATAGATTACTCCCATGGTTCTATACTCAAGATTCTGAACAAGAAGTTTGGCAAGACAGAAGAACTTGGGTGAAGTCAAATCCTACTCTTGGCATTGTTAAGAAGTGGGATTATTTAGATGAGCAAATTGACCTTGCTCGTAAATCTAAAGCCGATCGAATTTTCGTTTTATCGAAAGACTTCAATATAAAACAAAATGCGGCTGAAGCATGGTTAAATCTTGAAGACTATGATTATGAAGCAATATTTGATTTAGAAGAATTTCGAGGTAGCGTTTGTCTTGGAGCGGTTGACCTTTCGGAAACTACTGACTTGACTTGTGCGAAAATTCTGATAATGCGACCTAATGACAAAACCAAATATGTATACACAATGTACTTCATTCCAGAATCCAAATTGGAAGATTCGGATGACTGGAATGCAGGTGCTCGATATAAAGAATGGGCAAAAGATGGTTTAATCACTATCACTGAAGGTAATGACATTGATTTGGCAGTTGTTGCTGATTGGTTTTATAAACTATATCAGGAATATGATATTAAACTTTGGAAGTGCGGTTATGACCAAAGGTTCTCTAAAGACTGGATAAATCGAATGGGTGAATATGGTTGGATGAGAGAAAACGAAGACTTAATCTTGATTCTCCAAAATGCACAAACACTTTCGAATGCTATGAAACTTTGTGAAGCAGATTTAAAACACAGACTTGTTAATTATAACATGAACATTGTTGATAAATGGTGCTTTAAAAACTCTGCAATCAAAGTCAATGATTTATGTCAATGCTTATGTGTAAAAACAGAACCTTCAAAACGAATTGATGGTGCAGTTACATTGATTATTCTGTATGAAATGTATCGCAGATATAGAACAGAGTATAAAGAAATCATAGGAGGTTAATATGGCAAGTGTTTATCCAAAGTCTTTCACTGTAAACAATTTCATCCTTCAGTCGGATGGCCGTTACATGGCTACTATTCTTGCTACTACTCATGGCTTAGGTGTAAATTATCATGTCACTAAAATGATTCGACGCGATGATGATATGCATTGGCAGAATATGATTGCAACATATCGCATTCTTTCCAATGGTGACTTTGAGTATTATGTCGATGAACCATGCGTTTGCAAAGTATATTTGGTAGGTGAATAATATGACAGTTTTTAAAGTTGGAACAACAATCAAAAATTTTATAACTGGAATCAATGCTAATTTTGCAGAGTTATCAAACAAGCTCACATATAAGCCAATCAGTTATAAGGTTTTATATAGCGGCTCAACTTCTATTCCTTCGAATAGTTCAGGAGAAACAGCAACAATTACTTTGAATGATTCTATTACAAAGTTTGATGGAATCATTATTCAGCGTGAAGGTTCTTCATGTTGGCAGACAATTGAGACAATCTCAGTTGGCAGTAAATTTAAGGTGATGAATTGTGAAGCGGATTTTGATTATATGGAAGGTTGCAATTTATACATGTGCAATGCTGAAGTTATTTCTGCTACACAGTTAAAGGTCAATAATAATGTTTATGCAGGCATTAAGACAAGTGCAGCTGGACGTTATTTGACGACATTCACAGAAAGACCGATAACAAAAGTTATTGGAATCAAGCTCAATTAAATAGGAGGAAATTTTTATGGCTATGCAGACAATTAAGAATGGTGGATTTGTTGCAGAGGAAATCGGAAAAATCAATGACAACTTCGCTGAAATCGAAAACGACTATGCGAAGCAGACTGATATTCCTTCGGTCCCTACAAAGACAAGTCAGCTGAGTAATGACAGCGGCTTTATTACAGCTTCAGCAATTCCGTCAATTCCGTCTAAGACTTCAGAACTCACAAATGACTCTGGCTTTATTACTTCAACAGCGATCGCGAATAAAGTTGATAAAGAAGCTGGCAAAGGTCTTTCAACTGAAGATTATACAACAGCTGAAAAGACAAAGCTCAGTGGACTTTCCGCCCCGACTAAGACAACATTCACAACAAATAGTTGGACAAACGGAACTTTCACAACAGCTGCAAATGGTAAGACTCCAGTTGCTGTTATGAGAAAAGACGGTTCTAATTATGGCATTGCACTCGTAGACGTGCAGGTTGTAAGTACCAATATTGTAATTACAGCAGATGAAGCATTTGACGGTTATGTCATTTCAGTTTAATTTTTGCTCACCTCATTTTGAGGTGAGTATAAAAGAAAGGCGGTGAAAAGTTGGGTTGGTTAGATAAATTAAGACGAAAACCAAAAACACATACTGTATATGCAGACATGCTAAATGGTTTTACTCCAATATTTTCACAGTTTGGAGATGACATATACTCAAGTGACGTAGTTCAGCAAGCAATCAATTGCATTGTTAGCGAAATGAAAAAGTTAACACCTCAACATGTAAGAGTAATGGATTGCGACGTAACTTCAGTACCTGGTGACATTCAAACTGTTTTACAATCTCCAAATGAAATCATGACGACTTCTGACTTCATTGAGAAGATAGTTTGGCAATTGCTCTTTAATTACAATTCATTTGTCATTCCAACACATGAAACTTTTGTTGATAAAAAAGGAAAAATACAAAAGCGTTGCACAGGTCTATATCCGATTCAGCCGACAAATGTTGACTTTTTACAGGATGCAAGCAATCAGTTATATGTGAAATTTACTTTCGCAAATAACTATGAAACAACTCTTGCGTATTCTGACGTGATTCATATTCGTCACCATTTTTCAGTAAATGAATTTATGGGTGGTAATGACTTAGGACAACCTGACAATGATGCATTATTAAAGACATTGGATTTGAACTGGCAATTACTCCAAGGTGTTTCAAAAGCAATGGTGTCAAGCTATGCTGTCAATGGTGTTGTAAAATTCAAGTCAATGATTGATGGTGGTAAAACTGAAAAAGCACTCGCAGAACTTGAGGAAAAACTCAAGAACTCTGAAAGTGGATTTTTACCGCTTGATATTACAAGTGAATTTATACCATTAGATAGAAAGATTGAGCTTGTTGATTCTGACACTCTAAAGTTTATCGATGAAAAAATCCTTCGTCATTTTGGTGTACCGCTTGCAATTCTAACTGGTGATTATACCAAAGAACAGTATGAAGCATTTTACCAAAAGACACTTGAGCCAATAATTATTGCAATGTCTCAAGCATTTACAAGAGCATTGTTTACACCGAGAGAAAGATCGTTTGGAAATAAGATTCAGTTCTATCCAAAAGATTTAATCTTTATGTCAGTTGAACAAACTCTTGAGATGGTTCGATTACTTGGTGACAGTGGTTCACTTTACGAAAACGAAAAGCGTGTTGCATTTGGTTTACGTCCATTACCTGAGCTTGAAGGTAAACGAATGCAGTCTCTCAATTATGTTGACGTTGAGTTAGCTGCAAAATATCAAACAGGCGATAAAAAAGAAGAAGAACCTAAAGAAGAAACACAGGATGGTGATGAAGATGAAGAAAGTTAATTTCAACACTTTGGCAGACTATATTGGATTAAGTTCTGAAGTTGCAAATTTACCAACTGATGAAAGTGAGTGCACTTGTGGTGCAACATTTCTCGCTGTTGACACTGGCGATATGTACATTCTCTATGAGAAAACTTGGTACAAACTTTAAGAGGTGCTAAGTATGAAAATGGATAAACGATTATATGGAATGCTCAATAAAAAAATCAAGAACAGTGGCGGTGGCGGCTCAGGTGGTACGTCCATTTATACAAAAAATGCGACGATAAATGAAGATGGAAACTTAATCATTACTCTATCTGATGGAAGCGTTATCAATGCTGGACGTTGTGTTGGACCTCAAGGTGAAGCCGGTGAAACTGGTGCTACAGGTCCTACTGGTGAAACTGGTCCAGCAGGTAAAGACGGAACTAATGGTGTTAATGGTGAAGATGGTGTTGATGGAATTTCTCCAACAATTGAAGTGTATTCTAACACTGCTAACTCATATCAGTTGAAGATAAATAATGCAGATGGCACTTCATTTATTACACCTAATCTTCGTGGTACAGGTGGTGCTACTACTCGTTATTATGTGTTTGACAATGCACTTTATACCAACTTTACTGATACGATTTATACAATTTATAACGGTGAATTGAAATCAGTGCAGGACTACATTGACACTAACAGTAGTTTTTGTCATGAAAAAAATAACCATGCGTTGTCTTATGATACATCAGTATTTGGTTGGGCTGGAAAAGCAACGAGCTTCAGCTTAACACCAATGACAATTGAGAGCACTCAAATGTTGTTATACGGCTATATTTCAAGCGCAAGTAAAGCTGGTGAATTTATTAAATTCATTCCGTCAGGACTTGTTAGCGGTTCAACAAATCTTGAAAAAGCTCAGAGCATTCAAACACTTTTAGCAGCTGGAAATGAAAGTATTATTTCGCTTGATTTTGAATTTGTATACGCAACAAATGGTGTAACAGAAGCTGTAAGTTTGGACAGCGTTCCGTCAGGTGAATATTATGTTTGCTGGACAGCGACAAGTGACAACAGTATACCAAAAATCAACGATATTACTATTGTTTAAGGCGGTGATTTGAATGGAAAAATCTAAATTATTTTTTGCTTGTGAAATGAGAGCGAAGAAAGATGACACTCATGGTACATACATAACAGGTAAGCCGATTGTCTTTGATTCGAGAACTGACCTTGGTTGGTTTGATGAAATCATTGACAGAGGTGCACTTGATAAAACAGATCTCAGAGACGTCAAATTTTTAGTGAATCACAACACTGACATGATTCCTCTTGCTCGTTCAAGAAACAACAATAAAAACTCAACAATGCAACTCATGCCAACAGATGATGGCATGGACATTCGAGTAAATCTTGACGTTGAAAATAATTCAGAAGCAAGAGCTTTATACTCAGCTATCGAACGTGGTGATATTTCCGGAATGTCATTCATGTTTGGCATAGATGGTGAAGAGTGGGAAGAGCTGGAGAGCGAACACCCGACTCGTCACATTAAATCAATTTCAAAAGTGTTTGAAGTAAGTGCGGTTACATTCCCTGCTTATGAAAGCACAGAAATTTCAGCACGTTGTAAGAGTACATTGGACAATGTACGAAGCGCATTGGACAATGCGAAAAACAGCGATATTGAAATGCTTAAACTTAAAAACAAAATCTTAGGAGGTTTTTAATCATGAGAAAGAAAATGCTTGAAAAGAGAATGCAGAGATTACTTGACAAGAAGAAGAAGCTCGTTGAGCGTTCACAGGCCTCAACTGATATCAATGAAGTTCGTTCTATTAACGAGCAGCTCGAAGACTTAAATGAAGACATTCAGGATATTCAGGATGAGCTTGATTCACTTGAAGAAGATGATGAACCAACTCCTGCTGAACCTACACCAGCAGAACCTAATGAAAGAAGCTTCAATCCAATGGCTTCATTCTCAACTGTTCAGCCTACTGAAAAAAGAACAGGTAATGCGCTTGACTCAATTGAGTACAGAAACGCATTCATGAAGTATGTTCAGACTGGTAAATGGGAATATGAAAAGCGTGCTGATGAAACTCTTATTACTTCAGACGTTGGTAAGATTATTCCAAATACAATTATGAACGAGTTCCTCAAAGAACTCAAGACATACGGTAACATTTACAATCGTGTTCGTAAGCTCAATGTTAAGGGCGGCGTTGAGTTCCCAATTCAGGAACTTGTGCCAACAGTAACATGGATTACAGAGACAACAACTTCTGAAACTCAGAAAGCACCTGAAATCAATCAGTCAATTTCATTTGGCTATCACATTGTTGAAGCAAGACTTTCACAGTCACTTCTTTCACAGGTTGTTTCACTCAATTATCTCGAAACTGAGATGGCTCGACTTCTCGCTGAAGCATTCGTTAAGGAGTTTGACAGAATCGTTATTTCAGGTACTGGTGCAGGACAGCCGCTCGGTATTCTTAATGATACAAGAGTTGCTGCTTCTCATAAGATTACATTCTCAGCTGCTGACCTTGCAGACTGGACAAAGTGGAGAACAAAGTTCTTTGCTAAGGTTCCTCTCTCATACAGAGGTGGCGGTGTATTCCTTATGACTGCTGAAACTTGGGAAACACATTTCATGACTCTCAAGGATGCAAACGATCGTCCACTCGGTACTGAAACATATGGTATTCAGGATGGTTTAACAACTTGCAGATTTGTAGGTCGTGAAGTAATTCTCGTTGAACCTGATATTCTCAAGGACTATTCTGCGGCTGCAACAGGTGAAGCTTTTGCTATCTACTTCAAGCCAACAGATTATGTTGTTAATACAAATCTTCAGATTGGATTCAAGCGTTGGTTTGATGACGATAAGAATAAGTATTTCAACAAGGGTCTTTGCATCATGGATGGTAAGCTTCTTGACACTAACAGCGTGTATATTTTCAACAAGTAATGTGAAGGAGTGAGCATGATGAGCAAGATTGAAGCTTTAAAAAAGCTTGCTGTTTCAGTGGGTTGCGCTGAATCAATTGAAAAAGTTGAAGGCGCATCAATTGTCGAAGTAATTAACTTCATTGCAGACAATTATCCAGGTTCAGAAGCACTTAAGACTTTGACTATAACTTCAGTTGCTGGTGATGCTTTTGGCACAACTAAAATCACAGTTGTGCCGACTCTCACCGCTGGCAATTCATATGGTTATATGACCAATCCAACAAAAATTGATGAACCAAATTATTTGGATTCAGCAAGTGAGTACACTACTTGGAATGGAACAGATGCCATTGAAGTTGAAGATGGTCATTACATTGCAATAGTAGAATTGAACGCTGATAAGAAAATCGTTAAGTTTGGTCAGGCTACAGCAATTGCTAATCTTGGCTAAGGAGGAAATAACATATGACAGATACAGAGATTTTAAATAAAGTCAAAACCAGTATTGGTATTACTGGAACATATCAAGATGATACGTTGCTTGAATATATTGCTGAAGTAAAGTTATTCCTTGAGGATGCAGGTGTACCTACTGAGATTATTGAATCTACTGTATCTGCCGGTGTTATTACGAGAGGTGTTTCTGATTTATGGAATTATGGAGCAGGAACTGCTAACTTAAGTGATTATTTTATGCAACGTGCATTTCAACTTAAATATGCAAAGATTCCACATGAGTTAACTGAGTTGACTGTTAAATCTAAACCAGGTACAACAATTGGAACAACTCAAATCACAATTGAGAATGCTCCAAGCGAAGTAAATTATCGATATGCTTTTAATGTCGAACTTCCTGAGTACGATGAAGATTTATCAGATTGGATATATTGGGATGGCATTTCTGAAATTATTGCTGAAGACGGCCACAAGATTTGCATTGCGCAAGTAACGTCGGAAATTCTGGCGCGAAGTGCAGGCATTGTAATTGTTGCTGCAAATTTGGGGTGATTCAAAATGTATAGACCAAGTGGTCCATTTAATGTTCCTATGTTTTTGCTTATTCCGCAAACAAAAACAATTAAAGGTTCAACTAAGAAATCCTATCCAGATGCAGGTGAGTTAATCTATTGTTCTTTTAGAACATTTGGAGGAACTGAGCGAACTGACAATGACGTGTTGATAGTTGAAGACACAGCTGTTGTTGAAACTTGGTTTAGACCAGATATTAAATCAGATTGCATATTGGAAAGCACCGATGGATTAAGATATGAAATCTTAGGTACACCTGAAAATATCAGTATGAGAAATCAGGTTTTGAAATTCAAAATAAGAGCAATTCGAGGTGGTGCTTAATGGCTAAAAATAAATTAACACTTAATTTTACAGCCTTTGAAGAATATGCCGAAAAGCTTGATGAATTAGGTGGAGATTTAAAAGCTGTTACAGAAAAAGCATTACAAAATTCTCATGACTATGTGACTCCAAAAATACATAGAGCAATGAGAAAACACCGTCGAACTGGCAGAACTGAAGATAGTATTACTGATGATGCAAAAGTTGAATGGAGCGGAACAGTAGCAAGTGTAGACGTTGGTTTTGATATTCTTGATGGTGGTTTACCTTCAATATTCCTTATGTATGGTACACCGAGAGTGCAAAAAGACCAAGAGTTATATGATTCTATTTACGGTAGTAAAACCAAAAAAGAAGTTGCAAAGCTACAAGAAAAGACATTTGCAAGAGCAATAAAGAAAGTGATGGGAGGTTAGCATGGAAGATTTATTGATTGAAGTTCTTAGTCAATTTGGCTATCCAATAATGCTTCAAGGTTCATTGCTTGCAAATAAACCATATCCCGATCACTTCTTTACTTTTTGGAATAACTCGTCTGATAGTGAATCATTTTATGACAATGATGAAAATTCAATCGTATATGACTATGACGTGAATTTTTATTCTATCAATCAAGAATGGGTTTATTCAAAATTAAGAGAGGTAAAAGCCGCTCTGAAAAAAGCTGGCTTCATAATCTCTGGTGATGGTTACAGCGTGATGAGCGATGAATCAACACATGATGGAAGAGGTATGAATGTTAAATATCTAAAATACTAAGGAGGAAATTTTATGGCTGCAGAAAAGATTTTTGAATTTCGTGGCGTTGACAACCTTGTATACGCAAAGGTTCTCACAGACACGAAAGAGAAATTTATTACAGGCGAAGTAAAGTGGCTTTCACCAGTTGCTGAAATTGGCCGAACAACTGAGAGCTCAAGCGAATCTCATTTCTATGATAACAAGCCAATGATTGTTATTTCATCTGTTGGCTCTGACGAGTTATCACTCACTGTTGCACCTCTTGACCTGCCGACTTATGCAGAAATCACTGGTCAGATTTTTGATGCTGAGACAGGTTCACTCATTGAAGGTGAAAGAAATAACGACTATTACGCTATTGGTTACAGAACCAAGGGTACAGACGGTAAGTATCGTTATGTTTGGAGATACAAAGGTCAGTTTGGTATTCCTGATGAAACAAGCGCAACCGAAGATGACGGTACAGATACAAATAACACTCAGCTCACATGGACAGGTGTTCAGACAATTCACGAGTTCAAGAAGTATGGAAAGTCAGCAAAAGCTCTTATTTGTGATGAGCGCTTTGAAGCTGTTGACTTTACAACATTCTTCGATGACGTCAAGACACCGGACACTCTGCAAGGCAGTGGTGTAAGTACAACTAAGATGCCGCTTATCTATCCTGAAACAGAATCATTTACAGGAATAGCTGCAATTTCAATCGTATGTGCGACACCAAATGCAAAAATCTACTACACAACAGATGGCACTGAACCAGCTGTAACGGTAACAGGAACAACTCAGGAATACACTGCACCGTTTACAATCACTGCGACTACAACAATTAAAGCGATTGCAGCTGCTAACGGCCTTGCTAATAGCCTTATTGCAACAAGAACATACACAAAAGCAGACTAACTAATCAGGCGACTTTTGTCGTCTGATTTGAATCTTAAATTTGGAGGGTTAAAGTTATGAACTTAAAGTTAAACATTTACGATAAAACAGGAAAAGAAGTCATTAAGACAGTTGAAGCCGATACATTTGATTTAATGTTTGGCACGATCGTCAAGCTGATGGATTTGCTTAAGCTTGAAGATATTGATAATAATCTTGAAGTCTTAAAGGTTATTTACGGCGCATGGAATGAAATCACTGACGTGTTATCAACCGTTTTCCCAAGCATGACAGATGAAGATTGGAAAACAGTCAAGGTCAAAGAGCTTGTTCCAATCATTATCGAAATCGGTAAGTTTGCAATCACAGATGCTTTAGCCATTCCAACTGATTCAAAAAACTAAGCGAGGGCGCGAAGTCAGCCGCGTCCTTCTCAGAGTTATTGATACAAATCAATTACAACGTGTGCAAAGAGTTTCCTGCCTTTACTCCTTTCACATTAGAATGTGAATCATATCACAGAGTAATTGATTTGTATTCTAACATTCGTAGGATTCAAATCAGACAAGAAAAACAGACTAAAAAACCAAATGTTATAAGAAAACCAGCTGGCGACAATTGGTTTTAAGGTGGTGAGAATATGGCTAAAGGCAACGAATCAACAACCAAATTCAAAGCCGATATTTCTGAATTAAAGAAAGCATTCCAAGAAGCTCAACGACAAGTTAGACTTGCTAATGCTGAGTTTAAAGCTGCAACCGCAGGAATGGATGATTGGACAAAATCAGCTGATGGTTTATCTGCAAAAATCACTCAGTTAAATAAAGTTCTTGATGGTGAAAAGAAGAAGCTCGCAAATCTCGAACAGCAATACAGACGTACAGTTGAAGAGCAAGGTGAAAACTCAAAAGGTGCACAAGAGCTTGCGATAAAAATCAACAACCAAAGAGCAGCTATTGGCAAGGTTGAAAAAGAGCTTGGTAAATATAATTCTGCTCTTGAAGAAGTTAGTCAAGAAAGCAAAGACGTTGACAAGTCAAGCGATAAAGCGAGCAAAGCCATTAAAGACGTTGGAGACAGCTCGAAAAAAGCAGAAAAGGAAACAAGCAATTTTGGTAAAGCTCTTGGTGGTGCTCTCAAAAAAGGTTTACTTGGTGTAGCAGGTGCAGCCGTAGGTGCAGTAGCTGGATTCTTGGCAAGTGGTGAAGCAAGTCAAGAATTTATGGAAGATATGGGTAAGCTCGAAGCTGGATTTACTTCAAGTGGACATACTGCTGAGACTGCTAAAAAGTCATATGAAGGTATGGTCGGAATCTTAGGTGAGACTGACCAATCTGTTGAAGCTGTGAACCACTTAGCCAAGTTAACTCAAAGCGAAGAAGAGCTTGCTAAATGGACTGATATCGCTGCTGGTATTTATGGTACATTTGGTGATTCACTTCCAATTGAAGGTTTAACTGAAGCGGCAAATGAAACAGCTAAAGTCGGTGAAGTTACAGGACCTCTTGCTGATGCATTAAATTGGGCAGGTCTTTCAGAAGATGAGTTCAATGCAAAACTTGCAGCATGTGCAGATGAGCAAGAAAGAGCAACGTTAATTACTGAGACATTAAATGAAACATATCGAGATGCGGCAGATGCTTATAAAGAAGTTAATGGTGACTTAATCGCAGCAAGACAAGCAACCTCTGATATGAATGCAGTAATGGCTGAGATGGGTCAAATCGCTATGCCAATCACGACTGCTCTTAAAACTGGATTCACAAGTCTCATTCAGTCAATGCTTCCTGGTCTTCAAGAAGTTGGAGATGGAATCACAGGTTTAATAAATGGCACAGCAGGTTCAAGTGAAAAATTACAAAGCGGACTTCAAAGTGTCTTTGATGGATTACTTGGAAAAATCACAGGTGCATTGCCTCAGATTTTACAAATTGGATTACAGATTATAACGAGCTTGATTCAAGGAATTGTGAATGCACTGCCTCAGCTGATAAATTCTATTATTGATATTATTCCACAGATAACACAAGCGTTGCTGTCATTATTGCCTCAGCTTGTGACTGTTGGTGCAGAGCTAATCAAAAATATTTTGATTGGTTTAGGAGAAATGCTTCCTGAAGTCGTAATGCAAATTATTGAGATTGTTCCTCAGATTGTAGATGCATTGGTGAATGCTATTCCTGAGTTGATTAGCGGAGCGGTTACATTCTTACTTGCAATCGTAGATGCAATTCCAGAAATTATTCCACCGTTGCTTGCTGCCATTCCTCAAATAATTGACACATTGACAAGCGGTTTACAAACTGCGATTCCTCAATTATTGGAGAGTGCAATCCAACTTTTGAATGCGATCGTTGAAGCTTTGCCAATAATTATTGATTCTCTTGTGGCAGCTTTGCCTGACATTATAGCAGCTATAATCAACTTCTTTATGACAAATATTCCTGTTTTATGGAATGCCGCAATTCAGTTATTCATGGCTTTAGTGCAAGCGATTCCAACAATTTGTCTTGAGTTGCTTAAAGCTGTTCCTCAAATTGTAATGGCAATCTTGCAAGGTCTGAGTCAATTGCCGTTAATGCTTGTTAACTTCTTCACAAGCATTTGGGAAATGATTAAGAATGTATTTGCTCCTGTTGTAAACTGGTTCAAATCCAAGTTTGAAATGGCATGGAATATGGTCAAGCAAATTTGGACACAACCGAAAAAATTCTTTGCTGACTTATGGACCAAGATAAAGGAAATATTTTCAAAAGTCGGAGATTGGTTTAAGGAAAATTTTGGTAAAGCTTGGGACAATGTGAAATCTGCATTTGAACCAGCAAAAAATTTCTTTGCCAATGTATGGTCAGATATTAAGTCTGCATTTTCAGCTGTAAAAAGTTGGTTCTCTGTTACATTTTCAGGTGCATGGGAAGGAATTAAATCGGCATTTTCATCAGTGAAAAGCTGGTTCTCTGATTTATGGTCAGGCATTAAGAGCGTTTTTAGTGGAGTTGGAGATTGGTTTGGAGACACTTTTGATAAAGCAGTTTCAGCTATTAAAGCTCCAATCAATTATGTAATTGATGCTTTGAACTACTTAATCAGAGGCATGAACAAAATATCATTTGATATTCCTGATTGGGTACCAGGTATAGGTGGTAAAAACTTTGGCATTGATATCGGTGAGATTCCGAAGCTTGCCATGGGTGGTATTATTGACAAACCGACTACTGCAATCATTGGTGAAAACGGAAAAGAAGCCGTTATTCCACTTGAAAATAATACTCGTTGGCTTGATATTGTGGCAAGTAAACTCGCTACAAGGTTAGATAATTTCAATCTCAATATAAACGGTCAAGCTACTCCAAATGTGGTTAATAACTTCTATCAGACAAACAACAGTCCGAAGTCATTAAGTCGTTTAGATATTTATCGCCAATCAAAAAATCTGCTTAGCATGAAGGGGGTTTAGTCCATGTACTACACATTGAAAGTTGAAAATCAGTCAGGTGAGATTTTAGATTTTACCAACAATAAGAACTATGACGTGTTAAAGATAGATGGGTTAACTCCTCCTTCTGCTTCGTTGAATTTTTCAACAATGGCTAACTTCGACGGATCGATTTACAATAGTGCTCAACTTGGAAATCGCAATATTGTATTAACAATCAAGGTACATAATGACGTTGAAGCAAATCGAATCAATCTATATGGAATCTTTAAACTGAAGAAAAAAGTCAGACTTTATTATGTCAATGGTTTACGAGACGTATACATTGATGGTTATGTTGAAACATTCGAAGGTGACTTATTTGTAATAAATGAGCAAATTCAAATCTCAATAATTTGTCCAAATCCATATTGGAAAGAAAATAAATCTACTTCAATTGAGTTCTCAAATGTTGTGGATTTATTTGAGTTTCCATTTGCTATTGAAGAAGAAGGAATTGAGTTCAGTAGACTCAACCAAATCTCAACAGAATATATCGATGCAGGTGAAGTTGAAGTTGGTGCAATTATTGAATTTCATGCTCTGACAAATCAGATATTGAATCCAAAAATTTATAACAGAACAACTCAAACGTTCTTTGGTATAAATTTTGATATGAACGAAGGTGACACTATTCGAATCAATACTATTCGAGGAGAAAAATCAGTCGTGTTAATTCGTGATGGTGCTGAAATAAATATCATAAATAACCTTATTCAAGGTTCAACGTGGATTCAACTGATTCCTGGAAATAATGAAATCTCTTATGAATGCGATGAAGGCAGCGCAAATGTTGTTGTGACAGTAACAGCAACCAAATGTTTTGAAGGGGTGTAAATTATGCAATTGTACATAAAAAACAAATCCTTTGAAACTATCGCTTTGATTGATGAATATACTTCTGTTATTTGGACAAAAAGATATTTCACCTGTGGTGATTTTGAGTTGTATTTGCCTGTCACTTCAAAGCTTCTTGAGATTCTTGCTATTGGCAATTATGTATATCGCTTAGATGATGACGAAGTTATGGTTATCGAGAAAATAGAAATCACAACTGATGCTGAGACTGGTAATTACTTAATTGTCAGTGGCCGAAGCTTAGGAAGTATTATTGGTCGTAGAATTGTTTGGAATATGACTTCATTCGATATGCCTGTTGGTGATATTATTAAGTATTTGCTCAATGCAAATGTTATCAATCCAACTATTACAGAAAGAAAGATTGACAATTTCTCATTCATTGATAACACTTCATCGTCACAGAAAATACAGAAGCAAATTACAGGTGACAATTTGTTGACAGCAATTGAAACACTTTGTACGACATACGGATATGGCTGGAAGGTAAAGCTTATTGATAACTCATTTGAATTTGAATTATATGAAGGAACCGATCGTTCTTATAACCAGGCTGCAAATCCTTATGTTGTATTTTCACCTGAGTTCGATAACTTAATCAATAGCAAATATAACCTTGATTCTACTACTTTTGCGAATGTTGCTTTAGTAGCCGGTGAAGGTGAAGGCGTAGCAAGAAAACGCCAAAGTGTTGGAAATGCTTCTGGCTTAGACAGATACGAAATCTATGTTGAAGCTAATGACATGTCAACTAATTCTGAAGAGACAATTTCAGCAAGTCAATATGAAACTATGTTGAAAGAGCGAGGCCTTGAGAAACTTGCAGAAGCAACTGCTACTGAAGCATTTGAAGGTGACGTTGAATCGACATACGCTTATAAAACAGATTGGAATATCGGAGACATTGTTCAGATAGAAAATGAATTTGGTATTACAGCAACGTCAAGAATTATTGAAGTGATTGAAGCTGAAGATGCAAGTGGTCACAAAATAATTCCAACATTTGAAAAATGGGAGGTTTGAAAATGGCAATAAAAAGTGGATTTTTCAATAGTCTTAATGGAGACAGAAAATATAATGCTGAAGATATGTCAGAGTATTTTGATGGACTTATTACTGATGGTGTTTTTGAAAGCATTGGAAACAAGTTGCAAGTCACTGCTACTGGCTCAGATATGACAATAAATATCAATTCAGGAAGAGCAATGATTGATTGTCATTGGCTCAAGAATGACAGCGCTTATAATATTACATTAAGTCCTGCTGACGTTCAGCTCTCAAGATATGACAGCATTGGAATCAAGCTTGATTACAATGAGAGAGCAATTACATTTATTGTTCACGAAGGTAATTTAGGAACTGCTCCAGTAATTTCACGACCTTCCAATACTGAGTCAATCAAATACTTATGGCTTGCAGATATTCGTGTTAGCTCAGGTGTTTCATCTGTAAGGCAAGGCAATATTATTGACCGAAGAGGAACAAGTATTTGTCCATGGGTAACAGGTTTAATAAAGCAAGTTGATACCTCTCAATTATTCTCTCAATGGCAGCATGCATGCCAAAGTTTTTATAATGAGCTGAATGCTTATTTTGATGATAAGAAAGCAGAGTATGAAAACTGGTTTAGCACTCTCACTGAGACATTAACTGTTGATACATACATTCAGAAATATCAGAACAGCTATGAAGTGACAAAAGAAACAATGGAGCTTTCAATTGGTATACCAGAGTATGACAATACAAAAGATATTCTCTTTGCTAATATCAACGGCGTTGAGTTCATTGAAGGTGTTGATTACCAAATCTCAGGTGATAAGATTGTTCTCTTTAATTCAATCAAAGGCGATAACCAAATCACATTCATTGTTCTCAAATCAAAAATTGGTTCATCTACATAATAAAAAGCCTCTCAATCGAGAGGCTCTTCTTTTTGCCATTCTTCTAATGTTCGGAAGTCATTCTCTTTTTGAATGGCTTCTATTTCTTTTTGCTCATCTTCAGTTAAATCTTCAGATTCTAAACCAATCAATAATTCTTGATGAATCTCTTCGATCTCAGCTTGAATCGCATCTAAGCGTTTTATTAGTCGCTCATATTGCTCTTTGTTAATTGCCATAAATATCACCCCTTGAACCGATTTTTATTATTTTGATTATATCATAATCCTGATTAAAAATTACTCGATAATCGTTAACCCTTAGACGATATAATTCGTCAAATCCTTTGAGCTTTTTAATGTCACCAGTTGGAATCTTATTGACTGCTGCAATAATTTGCTCTCTTTTTGGTCGATGCAACTTCATTAAATATTTGTAAGCTTGCTTAGAATATCTTATTTCCATTATTTCACCTCTCTTCTATAATTTAATTATACCACAAAAATGGTACAAAGTATACAATTATTTTCTCTAAACTTTGTTTATTTTGCCTATTTACATTATACCACTTTTGTGGTATAATAATAACATAAGATAAATCAAATCTTAAACATTTAAATGAAAGAGGTAAACATTATGAAAATTGAAAAAATCAGAACAGGTGAATATGTTACAAGTGATGGAAAAATCACAATCGAAAAAGATGGTGGTTACTGGTACGCTTCTGATACTAAGACAGGTCAGTCAGTTGTAGACTCAGAGCGCACTCTGAGAGAAATCAAAGCTTCACTCGAAGGCTATCTCGCAAATAGATAAAACCGACAAAACCGAGCGGGAGCGGTAAATCTCCCGCAGAAAGCGAGGATATTATGAAAAACAGAGTAAAGAAAATCGAAGATGCGCTTGTTAAAAAGGTGCTTGCAAACGGTGGACGTTGGTGCAATCTTACAATGAAAGCAACAGGTGAAGTTTTCAAAGTAAGAAGAACTGGTTATAAAAGCTTTGAAGATTTCGATTGTGATAGTTGCGAACTTTTAGATGAAGACGGCAACGTTTTGGTACAGGCAAGCAGACCTCTTGAAATCGCAGAGTATATCGCAGCAAGATACTAATCGAAAGCGAGGTGATATTATGAAACTTTTTACAGCTCAAGAAAGAAACGCATGGAATGAAGTATTATTCTGGGCAAGAAGACTCAGTTACAAATCAGCCGACAGCCACCCAGAGTGGAGAACGAAATACGAAGAAGCAAAGAAACGTCTTGAAGAGATTAAGAGAAACAAGTAAACCAAATAAACCTTGCGGTGGAGGTTAACCGCAGAAAGGTTTTTATCATGGAAAAATCAATTTACAATGTTTTAAAGTCGATCGGATGCCCAATGTCATTGCATGGCGCAGAATATATCACTGAAATTATAGTGGCTATTGACTATTACAAATCCGTCAAAAAAGAAGTACCTACTCTTTGTGCACTATATGATATGGTTGCAGAGAATTATAATAAGAGTCGTGAGAGCATTGAAAGATGCATTAGAAGTGCGATTAAAAAAACGTTTGATAATATATCTATCAAGAAGATAGATGAAATTTTTGGACCTATTGACTATCCAACTAACAAACAGTTCATCTACTGCATTTACAACTACATAAAATTTTCAGAGGAAGAAAATGATTAAGAAGATATTTTACACATTGAGCATAATTTTTATAATGTGGTTTTTCCTCAGCTATTTCGAAATCTTATGCAAGAATGATTGTGAAAGACCAATTTATAGTGAATATAATATTTTCACCATAGCGATGGAAATATACGAAAAAAGCTCCCATTAGTTTGGGAGCTTTCTTAGCATTTCAAGATACTCTTGATTCTCAATAATATCTTCAAGCTTGCAATTGAGAACCAAACATACCTTTAAGATTGTATCGATTCTCGCGTGGTCAAACTCTTTAGCACCTTGTTCATAATGCTGAAGCGTACGCAAGCTCAATCCTGCTTTCTCTGCAAGTTGAGATTGAGACAAGTTAGCAGCTTGTCTCATCTCTTTCAATTTTTTGGTCATGCTATTCCTCCTTTAGTATTCATTTGTGAATAGAATCGTCGTATAGGAGCGATCCCATTCGGTAATTATGTAGATATCGCCATGCTTACTATTATAGCGTGCGACAATTCTATCGTCATCTAAATCATTCATTCGCTTGTCTTCTTCGGGAATATCTCCCCAATCTTTCTTATAATAGCGACGTATTGATTCTATTATGAATAGCGAAAATTCATTATTCTTCTCGATAGTTCCTGCAATTCCCCGTGTCATTACTACTTGACCTAATTTCATTTTCCTATCCCCTTTATTAAAAAGAGGCCGAAGCCTCTTAGTATTTAGTTTCATCTTCAAATATGTCATATGAAAATTCAACGTACTTTGCGAAATTGTCTTGGATATGGTTATCCTTTCTCAATTTCTCGTATTCTCTTACGAACTCATTTAGCTCGCAATATCCTGCGGTAATCATTTCTTCTAACATTTTCAGCTCTCTCATTTTTCATTCACCTCACTTCTTAATATAATTATACCATAAAAGTGGTAGTTTGTAAATAGCTATTTTCATCTCTTGTACCACAAAAATGGTACAAAGTATACAATTATTTTCTCTAAACTTTGTTTATTTTGCCTATTTACATTATACCACTTTTGTGGTATAATAATAACATAAGATAAATCATATGAAAGAGGTAAATAAAATGTATAGAATCACATTTAAAACAAAATACGGTCTTGAAGATTTTTATGACGTTGAAGCAACTTCAAAAGAAACTGCTTATGAAGAAGCATTAAATTCAACATTCTCATGGTTACACGATTTGCTTGCAGAAGCAACAATCATATCAATCGAAGAAAAATAAGGAGGTAAGAATCATGAAAAATCAGAAAGAAATAATTGAGGCATTAAATTTATTACTTAGCGAAAGCGAACGTCTTGAATCACATGATGATTTTGTTGAAGTTCAAGAAATGCTTGAAAAATTAACAGAAATTTTTCAGTCCAATTGAAGCAACCCTGATGAGTCTTTGAAAATTAAGACGAAACGGTCGAAAGACCGTCGGTTGTATAAACCAAATAAAACTTGAAAGAGGTAAGAATCATGATTGATTTAAGAAGTTTAAAGAATGACGAGCTCAGAGACATTGCTCGTGAATATTGCATTACAGGTGCTTGGAAGATGAACAAAGACACTCTGATTGACACAATCATCAGAAACGCAGAACTTAATAAACACTTTGACAAGTTCTATGACTCCGAGAATGCGCCAGAACAGACCCAGGATGCGCCAGAATTAACAGAAGAAGCTGAGGCTGATAGTTTACCTAGCGAAAAAGAAGAAGCCGTAGAACGTCCCGTAGAGCCTTCTAACAATGGCTGGGAAAAAATCGCTAAGAAGAACATTAAGTTTGCTTATGACTGGATAACTGGTGAAAACGAAAACACTCTTCAGGATTGTGAAGAAGACAGCGACGAATACAAAGCTTCATATAACTATCTTCATAGCGGAAACGAAATCATGAATGATATTTATCACGAAGCAATCACAACTGAATATGGTGAAGGTTATAGCGGTGGACCTGCTCCAACTGAAATGAGATTCGCTGGTAAAGAGTTTTGCAAAGCATATATCAAAGAGCTTCTTAAGAAAGATGGCTATCTCAATGAATCACTCAAAGGCTATGGTGCATGGGTGGTAGACAGAGAGACAAAAGAACTTACAACAGTTGTTGGTGAAGCTGAATCTCGTGAAGCATTCTATCAGTCAATCAAAGGTCAGTATCGAGTGAGACTTATTACAAAGCCTGAAAAGCTCGAAGAAGAATGCAAGCAGTGGGAAATTCGTCATGCAAGAAATCTGAAGATAAAACAAGAGAAGTACGCTGCCAACAAAGAGAAGGCAAAGGAAATGAACATGAGCGTAGCAGAGTACAAAAAGTGGGTGAAAGAGCATGAATAAAATTGTTGAGATTCTTATGAAACGTGATAACATGACAAGAGAAGAAGCTGAATCATTGGTCGAAGAAGTTCGAGATGAAGTACTCTTCGCTGACCCATTTGATGCTGGTGATATTTTACTTGACAGACTATGTTTGGAACCTGACTTTCTTGTAGATTTGTTCTAATAATAAACACGTAATATACACAAGAATCTGCAAAGTGTTGGCGTGTTAACATTTGTGGTAAAATGGTATATACTATCTTCATATATGCTCGAGGCCTTGAAAGCTTGATTCTATTAGCTTTTGAGGCCTCTAAAACTATCTAAAATCATAGCTATAATATACAAAAAATATACACAAAGTTTGGCTATATTTTTTCTCAAAAACTATTTACATTGTACCACTTTTGTGGTATAATAATATTAGAGATGAGAGATAAGTCTCATCAAGATTAAGGAGGACTAATCATGAAAGATTACAAAACTTGGAGACAGGACAAAATCAGAAGTGAAGTTTATAACGCATTAGCAGAAATTATGTTCGAGAATGAAGGAACCAAAGAAGATATGGACAAAGCGCTTGAATGGTTCAACAAGAAGTTTTATGAAGGAGAGGAAGAAGATTATGCGTAAGATGAGAGGTAAATTTTGGACAAGAGAAGATGAAATGATTGCTGATATCGAAAATGAAACAGACTATGACGTGTTAGGTGTTTTCTATGGATATATGAACGTCATTGATAGAACTGAATCAGACGGAGAAGAAATTGAAATTGAGCTCATAAGAGCAGGAAATACAATTGCTATTCGATAAATAATAAAGCCACTCGTTATTGAGTGGCTTTTATTTGTCCATAGAAGCGTTCTAAGCTGCTTCTGACTGTATCTATATTAAATCTTATTGATGGCCTCTACAAGCTGTTCTGTGGTCTTGTGAGTGTATACTCGCTCAGTTATATCATTGCTTGTATGTCCAAGAATCAATTTGACAATTGTTCGATCGACACTTGCGTTATCCAACATAGTGGCAGTGGTATGTCGGCAGTCATGAGGAAGGTGCTTCATTCCTAAAGATTCCATAAGAGGCGTGAACTGTCGTTGAATGTAATTGTTATAGCTCATCTTCTTACCTGTTGGGCTTACAATAAGATATTCATTTGACATATCGATTAGCTTTACAATTTTCTCATGAATTGGAATTATTCTGTCTTTACTTGCTTTAGTCTTGATTCCACCAATCAAGAATCGTTTTTCTAAATCAATGTCTGACGTTTTGATTAGCAATAATTCTCCTACACGCATGCCTGTGTATATCATAATAAGTATGCTACTAACATAAGGCTTGTCCAAATTATCCCATAACGTTTGAATCTCTTCGTCAGAGAAAGGTGTACGAACAAGTGAAGTTGTCATTTCACCTGGGTCTACAAACTTCGAATAATCTTTCTCAACAATATCATTCTCAAGTGCAAACTGATACAGCTGTGAAAACAAAGTCTTTATTTTACTTCTGACTTGAAACGATAAATGGTCATTCTCATTTATTACTCTCTGCATGTGAGTCTTTCGCATTTGTCTAAATTTCATATTGTGAAGAAATGAGCATTTGTTAAAAGACGTTTTATATCCTCGAACATTACTCTGAGAAATCTTTGGAAACTTCTCTTCTGACCATTTCTCATATATTTCAGCAAAAGTAATTTTGTTATTGTCCAAATCATAAGGGTCATTATTATATTGAGCTAATGCAATCATCGCATCCGATCGTTCTTCAAAATATCCAATATTCTTATAAAGTTGTTTTCCTTCATCTGTCCATCCAACTGTTACTCTAGCGCAATAAGGTCTTCTTCTATTTCCTCCTAATTTGAATACTGAACCATATCCATTTGGATTCTTCATATTTAGTTTTCTCCTTTCATTTAATTAAAAGATTAAATTCAAGATAATATAATTCAAGATT